GTCGTGTTCGGCGCGTCAGCAACCGCGATCTCGTCGGATACGGTCCACGAATAGACGGTCGAATCGATCTCACGCAGCGTCATATCGACCGCAAGCTGCGGCGGCTGACCGTCTGCAACGAATCGCCATTCCATCACCTCGAAGACCTTATTAGTCCATCCGAGCTTTGTGTTGGAAATCATGACCGTCTCGCCGGCGCGTAGCTGCATCGCCTCCAAGCGGAAGCGAGCATTCAGCACGATCTCCTGACGCGCACGTCGCAGCTCAATGACTGCCAACCGCTGCGCGCAAGATGGTGAGATCGTAAACGGAAGCGAAACGTCGCGAGTGTACTTGATCGAATTATCCTGAGTGACGTAGGTCGCCGAAGTGATTACCGGAAAGTCCGACGGCTGCCATTGATTCTCCTCCGAGACATAGACTCCCTTGACCGTATTCACTCGGTCGCGCGCGCTAGTTCGCGTCGTCACTGACAGCGGACCGACAAAGTGTTTCTCACTCAGACTGATCGTCGGGATCTGGTACGTCCCAGCATACATCACCATTTGACCCGACGAATAAGCAGTCAGTCCTGCCATTGCCGAAAGCAGCTTTGCGATTGCCGCGTCGGGAGATTCACTGGTCGAGATTACGCCGTTGGTCTCGTAGCGATTTTCGTAGGTCGTAGGAGATACTGGAAGGATCTGTACTTGTTCGTCACAGACGTTGGCCGCAACCGTGCAAGCCGTGTCATCGATCTCAGTCGATGCCATCGCCATACCTAGCGACGACGTGAGGTAATCACGCAGACACAACGCCGAGTTAGTCGAGTAAACGGTGGTCGTCGTGCGCGGATCGTAGACCTTCTTGCCCTCCACGATGACGGTCACGTTCGGAATTCCTCCAACAAATACTTCCGTGTTCCACTTCAGGCGAACGTAGATGCAAGCGATGCCGGTCAGCTTGTGGTCAGATGTCCACTTGCCGTCCGTTAGGCTGGCGGTATCAGTGACAAGAGTTGAGAACGCAGTCTGACCGGATTCGCCGCGCTTCTTGTAAATGTCCGCGTAGCCAGCGTACTTGCCGGTCGCGCTTCCATCACCTGCACCGCTCAGAGCCAAGTCCTCGTTGAAGTAAACGTCGCCCAGCTCCTCGACCTCGTGGCCCGCAATCGCAAGCACCATGTGCAGGTACTCGTTTTTGGCGCCCGTCGTGGACAGATAAACGATAGCGCCGGCAACCTTTGACCGACCGTAGATGATCTGCCGCGATGCAATCGGCGAGCGGATCATCTGACCGCGCGAGCCAAGCGAATCAGCCATGCTCGGCATCTTCGGCGCGAGCAGCTTCGACGTAGCCATCGACGCACCGATGACCGCTATGCTCTTAACGATGAAAGTGGCAGTCGCTGTTGAAACCGTTATGCCTACGACCTTAAACGCAGAGACTAAATAGGCAGCAGCCTGTGCAAGAAGCGTTGGCATAGCTTAGAATTTCCAGAATGTGGCTTCGGGATCCTCGTCAGTACGCGCAAAGCGTAGGCCGTCTTCCCCTACAAAGGCGCTGCTCAGTCCAAGGACGATGCCAACGCACTTGCCTTGGCCGGACTCGCGAACGATTAGATCGCCAGCGGACGCCTGCTCTTTCGGCACACGCTTAAATCCAGCGTCGCGCAGACAGTGCTTCACCAAAGCTGAGACTCCACCGTGCTTTGCGTAGATCTCGTGCGCTCCCTTCGCGGACGAATATGTCGCGCGATACTCGTCTGCTGGATCACGACTAGTAACAAGCGCGACCCAGTCAGCAGCGAACAGGCAGCAGTCGTGCGAACCCCACTCAAAGGCGCGTTCGCGACGTGCCTCGATGAAGTCAGCCAACAGCGTGCGCCAGTTGTCCGCTCGACTCATATGATGCGATCAGGATTGCGATCAATTTCTGGCGCGTCATTGCCACCGTTCCACAGACCAGGATTCGTGGGATTAGGACTGCCCCAGTAGATGGTCTTTTCTTGGATTGCGTTGACGAACTCTAAGCCTTTGTCGTTCGCGTCGATCGTGCCTTGTTCCTCGTCGGTGTAGCGCGACTCCTTCACGCGCCGGAAGTCTACCAGTCGAGATTCTGCGCTCATCGTAATCTGTGCGGTGCTGCCGTCGTCTGAGATCGCCATGACGTCCATGCGACCGACAAAGACAGTGACAGGCGAAGCGATCAGACCAGCCGTAGGCGACAGCGCGCCAAGCTGAACGGAGCAGCTGCGGCCTTGATAGTTATCGTTGAGCGCGAGCGAGATGAACGCAGTCGGAATTCCCGAAAGCTGGAACATTAGACCACGCGCCGACAGGTCGGTCGTTTCCTCAACTGGCGCAATCGTGCCTAGATCTCCGGTCCCGAGATAGCCTTTGCCTGCGTAAGTCAGCGTGCCATATCCGGTCCATAGGTAGACCGGAGTGCTGAAGTCCATATCGACCAGCAGCACAGGCGAAAGCTGCGCGGTCGTGACCTCCGACACCATGCCGGCGGTCATTGTGCGTCCTGCGGCGGTGATACTCATTGCGGAATCTCCTCAACGATAGAAAACGAAACGCCGTAAATGCCGGCCAACTCAATCGACCAGTCCACCTGATTTGCGCCGAGACGGAAAAGCCCCTTTGCGTCCGAGTAAACGATCGATGTTCCTGCCGCGTAGCTTGACCGCAGCACCGGGAAAAGGTCGACCGAGCTGCTTGAGTTTACTTGTACGACCTTGTAAAGCGAAGTGCTAATCTGCAACCAGTCACCGACTGCAAAGGTGCCGGTTGCACCAGCAATGCCGAGCGTCGTGCTGTTGGCGGTAGCGCTGGACACGGTCAGCGTGCCTGTAACCGTGCCACGTCGCGTCGGGTTCGCGTAGTCTTGGAAGTAAAACGTGCCGCGCTGCGCAGCGAGCAGGAAAGCAATCACCTGCTCGGCATCAGCGCGCACCATTGGCGGACACTCAACTGATCCAATCCAAGCCTGACCAGGCCAGTTATACTGCTGCTGCTGGAACGTGAACGGCGAGACATTCCGCGACGTTGCGGACGTTCCGGTAAAACTGATCTTCGACGCACGAAACGGCGAAGGTGGCGTGAGTGGATAGGAGATAGCCATGGCTTAGGCAAAGGCTGAACGATACGATCCGCCGCGTCGCACCATGTCGGGAATCTCGGCCTTGAGCCGCTTGCGCTCGTTCTCAAGGATCGGCTGCAACTCAGCCCGCGAGACGCCAGACTGGATGTTGTAGGAGATGTTGACCGTCGGACCGCCGGCGCTGGCGCCCATCTGAGTCATGCGATCATTGGGAATGACGGTTCCGCTGCTGCCAGGCACGAATAGCTCCGGTCCTTTTTCACCGACGATGTAAGGAGATCCGGCGCGCGCTGGTCCGCCTTCAGCAAGGAAGCCAAAGGCGCCCAGGATTGCGTTGCTAATGCCGCCAGCAAGAGGTGCCGTGATCACATTGCGGAAGATCAGGCGGATCAAGTCTTGCGCCAAGTTCTTCAGCACGTCAGAAAGCTTGTTGCCACTTAAAATGGCATCTTCAAATCCTTGCGCTAGTAGATCACCAGCATCTCGTGCGGATTGTGATGCCTCCTGCTGAAGCTTATTGATCTGCTGCATCAGCGGAATCATCTCTTTGAACTTCTCAGTGATGACCGACTTGTCGGCAGTATTATTGAAGTCTAAGAAAAGCTGACCAAGTCGAGAGTTTAGTCCGATGAGCTTCTCTGTCGCACTGACTTCCCCCATCTGCATTGCTCTCTGCGCTCGACCAAATTCCTCGCGCACTTGAATGTATTCCTTGTCAATGTCTAAAAGTGACTTCTTGCCTTCAAGTTCAAGGCGCAAAGCCTCATTTATCTTTTGAGCTGATAGCAACGGATCAGTTCCTTTGATTGCTTCTGCCTCTGCCTTTAGTGCAGCAGCTCGTGCAAGAGCTGCATTTGCCATCACTTCCTCGCTTGCGCCCAAGGCCTCAAGTGAAGACTTTAATTCTTCGGCCTGCTGATAAATTGGAACAAGCTGATCTGCCACTCGCTTAAAGCGGATTTCGGCTGCTCTAGCGGCCAATTCGCTTTCATCAAAACCGCTCACGGCTGCTGTCGTCATCTTCACTAAACCGCGTTGAACGGCTTGCGCGGCTTCATCTGCTGCGTTGGTCGCAATCGTCAGCTTATCCAACTCCTCGCCAGCAATGCCTAATTTGCGAGCGTTTGCCTCAGCGTTTTCTAGTGAGCTGTTCACCTTACCTAGAGCTGCTGCTACTATGCCTAGTCCGAAAGCCCCTTTTAGGGTCCGAGCCAAGCTAGCTGTAGCTGACTGCATTCGAGACAGCGAATTTTGCACGCTGGCAAATGCCGCCCGCGTTGAGTCAACTGCTCGAATTGTAAATGAGGCTTCAGCCATGTTTCTTGGTCACTTGCTGTTGGTAGTGCAGATACGCAAGCCAGCCCTTTAGCTCATCGGCTGGCATGACAAGAACCTCGTGCGCAAACTTGCCGAGCTTTTCCGCAAGAGCATAGACGGCGAGGAGATCGGCAGCCTCGCCGCCGTGCGTTAGTTTTTTAGGTCATCGACTGACGGAGCAGCCTCCGACAGGATGAAGTTAGCGGCACGCGCGATCAAGTTTGAGTCTGCCTTGTGAAGCAGCGTCATCTTGTGATCAGCGGTGAACAGCTTGTTTCCGTCTTTGTCGGTCGCCTTGAGAATCAACACGTCGACAAGCAGCTCCATATCGCTGTCCTTGGCCTTGCGGTAGAGGCGATTCTTCTCGGCCAGCGTGACTGGCGTTGAGTAGATCGTTAGCTTCCACTCGGCAATCTCGATAGAGCGAGTCCCGAGCGCAGCAAAGTGTTCGCGTACTAGGTCGATTGCTTCCATTAGACAGTAACGGAGCTTAGAGCGCCGTTCCCTTCGATCGAGATGGAGCCTTCGACCATGCCGTCAAACGCGGCGCTGATGTCGAACTTAGTCACGATGCCGCCGCCGCTGTAGTAGCTGTCGCCAGAGTCCGCGCCCTCGGGATAGAGGTTGACGGTCACAGACGAGCCTATGGTCAGCGCGATCTGGCCGGCGTCCGCTTCGTCCCAGAAAAGGTCACCTGAGACCGACCAAGTCTTCATGGTCGCTTTGCGGGTGCGATAAATGTCTCCGATGACGGAGTCTTCGACGACATCCGACGAATGCGCGAGCGCGTAGTTGCGCAGTTCGCCGATGGTAGTTGAGCTGATCTTGACGGTGCCTTCGCGGCCTAGGTGATTAGCCATTTTAGTCGTTGGTTAAGTAGATGCAGTTGAAAGTATGACGCGCGACACCCCAGCGCTTGTCCTCGTCTTCCTCTATCACATATTGGACGTTCGTTAAATGGAGGTCGTCGCAAACGCCGCCGAGCGTAACGTCCTCAAGCACAGCAGCCTCGA